AGCCGATCCCGAGAATCGCAAAGAACCCGGCCGAAGTACGGCGAACCTTGTCCATCGTCTCTTCGCTCATGATCAGCCAAGAGGTGAACTTTTCGATCGAGTGTGTGATGCCGGCAAGCTGTTCTCCAGTTGCCCTGGGGAACATCTCTCGGAAGCCCTTGCCAACCGACTGAACGACACGCTCAACAGCGGTAAAGACGTTGAGAAGCGACTGGACCAGAGCTGTTCGACCGCCGAGATCCTTCCACTGGGAAAGAATCGCGTTTCGGCTATCAGCCGAGGTCTTGATGAACGCACCGAGGATATCGTTGACGTCGGTGAAGAACGTCCGAGCTTCCTCGAAGTCACCAAATATGAGCTGCCAGGTCTGCGCCCAGCCAGAACCAGCCGATTCCCTCAGCGTGCTGAACAGCTGAGTGATCGTCTTCACCTTGGTAGCAGCGTCCTGGGCATCCTTACCCATCGCGATGATGGCATCCGCCTGTTCGGCGGTGTACCCCATCGAGATAACCTGCTCCTTGGTAAGGTCACCGGTGAACTGCTGCAACGTCTCAGTCAAGATCTGGGCAGACAACCAGCCGTTCTCCAAGGTGGCACGGAAACTTCCCGCGTCCTTGAGCATCTGATCGATGGCGACGCCGTGCACCCGAGCAGTGTTCATGAGCGCGTCTTGGAAGACCTTACCGCCCATACCAGCATTCACGACTGAGTTCCAGTCGATCAGCTTAACCGTTCCGGTAGCCAGAGCCTGAGACAACTGGTACATCGCCATTGAGGCTTGCTCAGCGTTCGAGCCGGACACCGCAGCCAAGTTCGCGATACCCTTGATGGCGCCAGTGGCGACGTCAAGTGAGACGCCGGCAGCCGTGAAGGTACCGATGTTTCGAGCCATTTGGCTGAAGTTGTAGATGGTCAAGTCCGAGTAGTCGTTCAGCGTCTTCAGAGCCGCGTTTACCTGGTCCAGACCAGTGTTCTGCCAACGAGTGTTGGACAGAATCGTCTGGATGGAGTTGATGTTGGTCTGGTATTCATCCAGGCCCTGAAGGAGGGGTCCGACGGTGAACGACTTAGCGAACGTCAACCCGGCAGCGACAGCTTCGTGGGCGATGGTCGCCAGGGCGGTGATAGCCACCACTGACATCGCCTTGAAGCGATCGGAGATCCCGTCTACCGCCGACGAAATATGACCGAGTTGAACGTGCTGAGCAGCGGCGCTGACGTCACTGAGTCCCTTAGTCGCATTGTCGAGCTTCAAGCTCTTTTGCAGGGCCTCGAGCGAAGCGAGAGTTTGCTTGATTCCTTGCTCGAACTGGGCGTTGTTGAATTGCATATTAACAACGCGATCGTCAACGCTACTCATGCAGAGGTCACCACCTTCCACAACTCGGTCTCGATCTGGTCAAATATGGGCTTGATGGCCGGGTTGATGAAGTCTCGACCACGCACGTACCCGCCCGTGCCTGTTCCATAGCCGAATTGGAGTCTGACAACAACCGGGAAGCCGTCTTCGATGTCTCGGTTGTGCCACTCAATGAAATATGTAGAACCGTTACGACCGGCAACGTAATACCAGGACGTTGAGGCTCTACCTGTGTCTTTCGGGGTGGCTAGCCCCAGCGCCGCGACGCCCTCTCCTCCGTACTTGTGAAGGATTGAAAGAATATCGAGACGCTGCATCGACTTTAGGAACTGCTCGGTGTTCTTGAAGGAACCGCTTGATGTTACGGACAGCATGACGGCTCCTTCCGGAAGCTATGCGGGTTCGACAATGAGCCAGGCCACGGTCGACGTATCGGTACCGCTCGAGGACAGAATTGTGAAGGAAGTTCCCGCACTACGAGCACTGACCCGAAGGAACCCTGGGGTACCACCCGGAGTGTTACAGGTCAAGAATATGCGAGAAGAAGCAGTCACTGCCGTGGTACTGACTACCAAGGTGCCACCCACAAGAACCGCGGTACCCATCTTGGCGTTGGAACCTTCCTTGACCTGAAGGCCCTTGCCCGCGGAGTTGATAGCAAAGTTGTTGTCCGTAGCCAAGCGAGCGGTTGACCGGTATAGATTCACGGCGTTTCCGCCAGCGCCGTCACCCCAGTTGTGCTGTCCGTCGGCCTGGATAGTCAATCGAGCCGAGCTGTCACCGGTCACGTTGGCGTACACGAAGTCGGTACCCGCTGTCGCAACCTGAGCGAAGAACATGTCCGACCTGAATGTGCCGCCGACCAGACGGAGGGAAGCGACATCATACCGCGTCAGTTGCGTGTCCTGAGTCGCAGTACCATCCCCCCAATATAGATCACCACTGGCCTCCAGGAAGAACCTGCTGTCAGCATCGCTACCGACACGAGTGGTAAGTACACCGTCTCCTGACGCTGCCATTTTGACTGATATGGCAGCACTTGATCCAGAGTTACCAATGTTGAGTTGCTTGGTGGAGTCAGTCATCATCAAACCGTCGTCGAGGCCGAGAATGTTGTCAGCGTAACGATATAGCTTGATGTTTAGGGCGGCGGAGCCAGAGCCCCATTCGATGGAGCCGTCACCGTTGATAACCAGACGGAGCTGACTGTCACCGGTCACCTTTACAGTATGCGCATCCGTGCTAGTGGCGGCGACTACCTGGTCGATGGTGCTCTTGTTGACGAACGTCGAACCATCGTGCTGGAGGATATGGCCGATCGCCGCCGACGTGATGATCACATCCGACAACGCATCAAGACCCTTGGTACCCAGTCTCGAGTCGAAAGCGGCGGCGAACCCGGCCGGAGTGACGGCGCGAACCGTATCAGTTCCAGTGATGGTCTCAGCGCTGGTAGCGAGCTCCACTCGACCGGCGACGGTGTCGGACGCCGCGGGAACGAGAGTAGTGCTTGCTGCTGCCAGGCTGGCTGGAGTAACTGCCCGAACCGCGTCAGTTCCTGTGATGGTCTCAGCATCGGTTGCCAACTCCACGATTCCAGGAACAGTAGTAGATGCCGACGGGAGCGTTAAGGTTCCAGCGTCAATCTCGGTCGCATCATGCAACACCAGGATCAGATGATTAGATCCGTCAATGTAGCCAGATTCGACTGAAGCATCAACAATTTCCTGCATTCGTGCAGCCGTAAGGCCAGTAACAGTAGCCACGAAATATCGCCCCCTTCCTAGACGGTGGTGATCGTGTAGGAGTCAGAGTCGATGAACACTGCTCCAGGACTGGTGATCGAGAAAGTGTCGGGATCGGTGAGGAACACCAAGCTGTCGGGACCAGTGACCGTAAACGTCCCATCACCGTTGTCAGTCACAACAATGCCGAATCCAAGCTCGAGTATCTCAACAGGCGTCGGAAGACTCGACAGTGCCGCGTCTGAGCCATAGAGAATATCCTCGAGGTCGGAAAGTAGGTCGGGAGGCGTGCTACGAGAGTCGATGATCAGATGTGGCGTACGCGCGTAACCATCCACTACCTCGGGTAGAGCGAACAACGGCCACGAATATGGCGTCGGGTTAACACCATCGTCGATGGTCGATCGGTTCCTGCTTGATGGGGCTACCCGAGCATTGTAGATGATGTGGATCAAATATCCGTGGTCGATCCCGTCCGCGTCATTCCCGATCAGGCTTCGGTACGACAAACCGAACGTCTGTCGCTGCTGTTGGGTAATCCTCATTCCGTTGATGCCTGTGGCGATCCCCTCGCACGGACCAAACTCGTCCGGCCGATTGTACGCAGTGATCGTTGCCTCGAATCGCTCCGGCTTCGAGACCTGGAGATACATCACTCCATCGACGTAGAATGAGTCGGCATCACCGCCTTGGGGGCTCTCGTCTACGGAGATCAACCCATTCCAGGCCACCCCTGCGTCGTCGCCAACATAGAGAACGCCTCGATCCACGCCAATCTCGAAGAATCGCTCTCCCGGGTCAGCCCAGGTGAGTCGTGACATGTGTTTCCCTCCTCTCAGCCTCGTGTACCCAGGGAAGCCTTACGCTGAGCGTTAAGAGCGTGCTGGCGACGCCCCACTTCAGCCTTACTCATCTTCTTTGCCGGCGCATTCTTCTTGCTGCAAACCTTCATGAGTGTGAACAGTCGGTTCAAGTGCCAATGTTGACACTCGAATGGAATCTGCAGCGAGATCATCCAGTAGTAGATCACCTCAGCAGTGACGATCTCTCGGTTTCCGCGTTGCGGTCCCTGCTCGTTGAACCAGGTCGCAGACATCTTCGCGCCGATGTAGGTCTGGATCTCATCGATGTTCTGCTGAGATAAATTCAAAAAGACCTCCGGAGGAACCTCCGGGGATAAAACCATCATCTCGATGTACGAAAGAGTCTCCTCAGCCGTTTTAGGTTTTGGGCCTAGAAACGGCTTCTCATGCTTTGACTCCCATTTTGACAGTGAGACCAGAGAATGCTCCAGTTCCAAGACTGTTTCCTCGGAAACAACAAACTCGTTCGTCTCTTCGTTGAACGATTCAACTTTGGGAACATAGATCCGAAGCATCCTCTGGTCTCCTTGTTGTCTGATCTGACGACTAGCTGAAGACGATCGTCCAGTCGTCGTCGGCGCCGGCCGGGAACTTGTAGCCGGCGGCAGGGCGGGCCTTGATGAACACGTTGGCCGCGATCGGGCCGTAGGCACCAGACGGCAGGTCGCCGTCGGCGTCCGTGTAGTAGATGACACCGGTGACGGTCGGGATGGTGACGATGTCCGTACCCGAGTCGTACGTCGGCGCCGTCGGCGTGGCCGAGGTCAGCGCACCGGCGAAGACGGCCAGAACGGCGTCCGGCGTCGGCAGTGA